ATGCGGCAGGGAATCCCAACACTCCCGTCGATGTGCTCACGGAGTTGGCAAAGGATAGCGACTGTGATGTCCGCCGTTATGCGGCAAGAAACCCAAACATGCCCGGTTACGAAGCGGAAGAACTTCAATTTATGGTAAAAGATACCTATGTGTCAGTACAAGGTACTACTCATATCTGGTATAAACACAACTATCCCAATGTTGCTCCATTTTATACATGTGGCTGTTTTTATGGATCACGAGAGCAATTGTTAATGAGAATTTACACTACTGATAATCAAGGTAGAGCGGCTGAGCGAATGAGAATATTGAATGCCCTCGACGAGAAGTTCAAAGAAGTTTTTAACCGATAAAAAATAAAAGCGATGTTTTACGAAATCAAATTGAAAGTAGAAAAAGAGAACAGCAAAGGAGAGATGAAAGAAGTCGTCGAACACTTCATTACCGATGTGGAACTGTTCGCCGAGGCCGAGGCAAAAGGATTAGAGCAGTACAACGGAGATTGCGATGTATTCTCTATCACCCGCTCGAAAGTCATCGAGATAGTCAATGAAAAGGAAGAAGGCAAGCCCTTCTACAAAGCCACGTTGATAGACATATTCATCGATGACAACGGCAATGAAAAGGAAACGAAGTACTACAACCTCGTTTGCGCCAAAGACATCACCGAAGCCAACCGCCTCATGCAAGAACACATGAGACAAGGCCTTAAAGACATGAGGTTGGACGGAATTGTGAAAACCAAAATCATAGACCTGATATAGGAGCATAATGTTAGACATTCCCCGCAAGCCGATCCGGGTACGTGGTCGAGCACCATACGGAGAAAGGAACTGCGGGGAGAAATTAGCCATAAGTGTTTTAGGTGGTATCGGCAGTGGTTCAAACGGTAGAGCGGTATAAGTCGAGTATAAGGAGCGAATATACAGTTGCGGGTTCGAGTCCCGCCTGCCGAACAAAAAGAGAAAGATATGCAATTAAAAGTCTTTACAGCATTCAGCGGATATGACAGCCAGTGCATGGCACTCGACCGGCTCGGAATCGGTTACGATCTGGTCGGCTGGTCGGAAATCGACAAGTACGCCATACAAGCCCATAATGCCGTATATCCTCAATACCGAGACAGGAATTTCGGGGATATATGCCATATAGACTGGGCAAAAGTTCCCGACTTCGACCTGTTCACATATTCTTTCCCCTGCACGGACATTTCAACGGCCGGAAAGCAGGCGGGATTGGAGAAAGGCAGCGGGACACGCAGCAGCCTGTTATGGGAATGCGAGAAAGCGATAGAGACCAAGATGCCGAAATACCTGCTCATGGAAAATGTAAAGTCCCTTACCGGAAGGAAATACAAGTGTTTTTTATCGGCATGGGAACAATACCTTTCCCAATTAGGGTACACGAATCATACGAAGGTTCTGAATGCGAAAGACTACGGCATTCCCCATAACAGGGAAAGAGTATTCATGATTTCGATACGAGACTCGGAATCGTATTATTTTCCGGAACCCTTACCCATTGAAAAGAGATTGAGGGACATTCTCGAATGCGACGTGGACGAAAAGTATTTTTTGAGCGAGAAGATGATAAAAGGTTTCATAAGACACAACATCGCTCACGTAAAAAAAGGAACGGGCTTTTTATGGTTGCCTAAAACAGGCGATGGCACAGCCAATTGTCTGAGAGCTAATGGAGCATTAAGTCCGACCGACAATTCGATAATCGTGAGGGAATATTCGGAACCCGAGATAATACAACGCAGCAGAGGATTTAACAAAGGAGGGACATACACGATATGCCCTGCGATAACAAGCAACTCGTGGCAGGAAAATAACTTTCTGTGTCTGGAAAAGATAAGAAGGCTGACACCGAGAGAATGTTTCCGGTTAATGGGTGTCAGCGAATCGGATATAAACAAGATTCAAAATGCGGGAATAAGCGACAGCCGGCAATATGTGATGGCAGGTAACAGTATCGTCGTAGATGTCCTTTTCCACATATTCCGAAAACTGTTCACGGACAAATCATGCGAATCGATACAAAAGAAACTTTTCTGATAAAAAGACAAAATATAATGGAAGAACAGGCCACATACAACCGAAAATTCAAATACGATGTAGTGATAGGGATAGACCCCGACGTGGAGCATAGCGGACTTGCCATACTGGGACTGTACGACATGAAGCTGACGGTTAACAGCCACCCGTTCCCGGATTTGTTGGAAATCGTCCGTTCGGTGGCACTCGAAGGTGCGGAACTCGGCCATGCCACCGTGGTATATGTCGAGGCAGGTTGGAAGAACAAATCCAACTGGCATTTGTCACCGAAAGACACACGGGCGAGCGCAGCCAAGAAAGGCGAGTATGTAGGTCGCAACCAAGAGACCGGTCGCAAGATAGTCGAAATGCTGAGGCATTACGGAATACAAGTCATGGAGCAATCCCCATTGCGCAAGTGCTGGCAAGGGAAAGACGGAAAGATCACCCATGAAGAATTGAAGCGGTTGTGCCAGATGAGCGGGATAGAGTTTAACAGACCCCGCAGCAACCAAGAAGAAAGGGACTCTGCCCTGCTTGCTATCACCTGCTCCGGATTGCCCATTAAATACAAAGTCGTTGAATCTAAAATAAACAAATGATATGACAGCAGAAGAATTTATAAACTCTACCGCTTGCCGGCAACAAAGGCGTAAAAAATATTCCGTTTTCCGGCAACATTTTATATTAAAATATTCCACACAACTAAAATTAAAGCTATGAAGTACAAAGTTGGCGACAAAGTTCAAATTAAAAGCGAAGAATGGATTTATAACAATGTTGGAATACCACATGTTTTAGCATATTTGTTGGAATATGCTGGCAAATATGCTAAAATAACTCGTGTATCTAAATCAGATAATCCAAAATATAGAATAGATATAGACTATGGAGAATTTGAGTGGTTTGATCTTCTTTTTGAAGAAAATACTATTGCAGAAACACCTACATTGCAAGACATTTCCAAAACAATACGAGAACAAAATCTTGGCGTATCGGTGAAAGAAGAGGAAGGAAAGCTCATCATCGAGCCGCTTAAAGTGGAACATGACCTACCTGTTGATACCCCGGTGATGGTAAAAATGCCAAACGACGAATGGAAACTTGCTTATTATGCAGGAGAACTTAAAACACAATCAGGGGAAATTCTTAAATCAACATGGGTAAGAGGATATAAAAGCGGACAAGGATTTGGTTCCATAAGCCAAACGCACATCATTCCTTTCGACAAGTTCGACCCGAACAACATCGAGGAAAGTCTTAAACATAACATTGTGAAGCCATGATTATAGCCAAGCAAGTTATATCCTCCATTATCGAGGAAAAGAAAAAGAATAACAAGGAGCCCTCCATAGCGAGCTTTACCGAAATACAGTCGGTGGTTATCCGGTCACTCAAATCTGAGATAAACGAGTTATGCAAAACCGGTGAGATTGACAAGCACAGGACCCTGAACGGGTGGGCATTTTCAATCACTGAAACCACAAATTAAAAAATGTTTAATCATTTGATTTACAGATGTTTATATTTGTCAAAAAGTAAATAATATATTAAATTTACCATGTAATAAATAAGAACAATTATGAGCACAATCTTACAGTTTCCCAACCGTTTCACGTCAGTGGAAATTGTCATATTATGAGTAAAATTCATGAGTTTATAAAAAGAAAATAGGAACTAAATATACATGGGACGAAATAGAAAAATGGGATTGGACTATTTTCCTTTTGACATAGACACATTTCAAGATATAAGAATACGAAAGTTAATCAAGTATCAAGGCGGTAAAGCTATGACGGTATATGCTCTCCTGCTATGTCTTATCTACAAGGGTGGGTACTACATGATGTGGGACGAAGAGTTGCCCTTCATTATTTCGGAACAGACCGGGTTTGAAGAGGCATATATATCAGAAGTGATTAAGAGCTGTCTGGCACTGGGGTTATTTTCCAAAGAATTATTTGAAATGGAACATGTGTTGTCATCGAAAGGAATACAGGAACGATACAGGGACATTTGCAAACAGATCAATCGGAAATGCGATTTTGTCGAATATTCCCTTATTTCTTCCGAGGAAAAACATATTTCCTCCGAGGAAATGCCTATTTCTTCCGAAGAAATGCCCATAAACTCTGAGAAAATACCACAAAAGAAAATAAAAGAAAAAGAAAAAAAAGAAATACTCTCTAACGAGAGTATAAAGAAAAAAGCGGCGTCCGCCGCCACGCACGAAAGGAAAGAAGCCTTTTATCATTCCCTTATCCCTTATGCCGACAAGTACGGGAAAGAAATGCTTCGGGCATTCTTCGACTATTGGTCGGAGATGAACGCCTCCCAAACGAAAATGAGATTCGAGAAACAGCCCACATGGGAGCTCTCCAAGCGGCTCGCCACATGGGCAAACAACGAGAAAAAGTATGAAAAAAATAGAAGAGCTGCTACCGGAAAGACTAAACAGGAGCGATATGCAGAGTTTGCAGAAGCCATCGCCGCCAAGCTGGCAGCAGGAGATACTAGCAGTCTACAAGACGGGGGAGAATCTGCTTTGCCTTTTTAGCCCTGACAAGCAGACGGAATACTGCAAAAACGAGGAGCGTTGTTTCACCGGACATGCACCGAGTATTGCAAGAGTTGCCCGGACATTTGGAGATAGCGTAGCTGAATCATGGCTATCTATACAGCTCTTTGAACTCGCTGAATTTTCAAAAGTTCGCAATGGCATGGAACCAGCAGATTTTATCGAACTGGCACGGACAATTATCTTAGGCTATGGCGGTTTTAAGCTCACCGAGTTCATGGTATTCTTCCTGCGATTCAAACAAGACAAATACGATCAATTTTTCGGCACTTTTACTCCGGGTACAGTAACAAGGTCATTGATAAAATTTAATTCCGACAGAGAGAATATATTGCGGTTCTATGAAGACAAAAAAAGGCAGGAGGAAAGGAAACGGGAATGGGAGCTGTGTGAAAAGGAGAAAGCGACACCCGGTCAGATTCAAGAAATTATCGACAAATACAGAAAAAAGGAAAGTTAAGTATGAAAGACATAGAGCTTTACAACGACTCATTCCAGAATTATAAAGTCTATGGGCTGCCAAAAGCGCAGCTGATTATAGCAGATGTGCCGTATTGTTACGACACTGAAACGGAGTGCTTCACAAGAAACGGTTGGAAAAAATATACTGATATTCTACCAGAAGATGAAGTACTGTCACTTAATCATCAAACACAAAGAATGGAATATAGCGGCATCGCAAATATTATAGTGAGAGATAATGATGAGGACATGATACAATTCAAAAACCAAAACATTGACTTGTTTGTATCTGCAAATCATAGGTGCTATACTGTTGAAAAGTTTACACCCAATTTAAAATTTGGAGAACGTATCCGAAACAGAAAACGTATAAACACTGAAAACATACGGCTTGCTAAAAATATTACTGCGGCTTCATCTGTACCACGGTCTGGATATATTTGGACTGATTTCACGGATTGCGATATAGTGGTTATCCCGGGAGTAGAGATAAAACATAATGGGAAAACACTAAATTCGCACACCACCGAAGATGTCGTTATAAATACTATTGATTGGTTACGCTTCTTTGGCTTATATCTCGCTGACGGTTCTTATTCAAGATGTAGCGGTTCAGGTTACACAGTAAGTATCAAACAACACAATCGTGATCGTGATAAAGTCCGCAAGATACTAAGCAATCTACCATTCAAATTTTCAGAATCCCAAAACAAAGGTAGAGATAGTGCAAACTATAATATCTACTCAAAACAACTGTATTGCTATCTTGAACAATTTGGCAGAAGTGCTGATAAGTTTATACCACGTTGGATATTGGATTTGCCTACGGATAAACTAAAAATATTTTGGGAGTCTTATACGTTTGGAGATAGTTCGCAGAATGGTCCGGGGATAAGAATTAGTTCTATTTCTAAAAAACTAATCTTGGGATTGCAGGAGGTGGCTTTAAAATTAGGGACACTATGTCAAATATATACAAAGCGGATAAACAGTGGTGATTTGTACCAGTTTCAATATAACCCATTATCTCGCAATATAAAATACGGCAACAAAAAAGTTGTTGCAGATTATACAGGTAAAGTATGGTGCTTAACACTAAAAAAGAATAGCGTATTTTTAGTACGCAGAAATGGCTCCATTTGTTTTAGCGGAAACTGCTTAGGAGACAACGCCTACGCCAGCAACCCCGCATGGTATATCGACGGAGACAACAAGAACGGCGAGAGCGCATTGGCAGGCAAACAATTTTTCTCGTCCGACAGCGAGTTTCGTCCGGCAGAGTTCATGCACTTCTGTTCCAAAATGCTCGTCAAGGAACCGAAAGAAGCCGGCAAATCCCCCTGCATGATACTGTTCTGCGAGTATGAACAACAGTTCAAATTCATAGAGTTAGGCCGCAAATACGGACTCATGCACTACATACCGCTGGTTTTCCGCAAGGACTTCTCGGCGCAAGTGTTGAAAGCAAACATGAAGGTCGTCGGCAACTGCGAATACGGTCTTATCCTTTATCGTGACAAGTTGCCCAAATTCAACAACAACGGGAGAATGATTTTCAACTGCTTCGACTGGGTGAGGGACAACACCACGCCCAAATGCCACCCTTGCCAGAAACCTGTCCCGCTTCTCAAACGGTTGATAGAGATATTCACGGACAAGGGAGATGTTGTCATCGACCCGTGCGCAGGAAGCGGCACGACCCTGTATGCGGCAGCCTCATTGGGAAGAAAGGCGTACGGCTTTGAGGTCAACAAGCAATTTTATAACGACGCAAATGAAAAAGTTTTGAAAAGAATACAAGTCAGTTTATTTCAATAAATTATAAAAATCATACAGATATGGGAGAAATAGAACTTATGAAAGGAGGAGAATAAATGAGAAGAACAATAAATACTATTCCAAGAGATGAATATTATACCCTGCTTCGCGATGCAGGAAGCAGGATGCGAAAGAAAATATCCCGCTTGATGGACGAGGAGCGCTCAATGATGATAAAATGTGATAACAAAGGAGAGTTTGAAAAAGCCGAGATGCACGATTTCAATGAACGAGCATTACTATTGGCATGGAATTCAACTTTCAAAACAGGAGATAAGGAACGAAATGAAAGAAATGATGAACACGATTCAATCACAAACGATAATTATTACAGATAACAATCAAACGGCAAAAGCGTATATTGATTTTTGCGACAAAAGTTTATGTGTTTCTGTTGTAAGCGATGACAAACAGTTTGATTTTGGACTTGATGAAAACTTTTTGAGAATGCTCGCTTATGGATATAAGTTAAACTGTGAGAAGTACGATAATAAGAAAGGAGGAGAGCAATGAGCAGGACAATTAATTTTCGTGGCAAACGATTCGATAACGGGCAATGGGCTTACGGCAATCTGATAATTGACGATAGCGGTAATTGCGAAATCGTAGATTACAAAAACAATCAAGAGATTAGATACGATGTCCGTAGAGAAACGATAGGTCTGTTCACGGGGCTGTATGACGCCGACGGAAAAGAAATCTACGAGGGTGACATATTTCAAGTTAAAGCGTATGAACCCAAGTTTGAAGTCTATTTTAAAAATGGCATGTTTGAATACCGTCAGATTGGTAGTTCAAACAGACCTTTTCCATTAAGAAGGATTTATTTTGATTCTTACGTTCTCGGCAACATCCACGACAACCCCGAACTACTGAAAGGAGACAAGCAATGATTGAACGATTAAAATGCTGTATCAACATTCTGTTTGCAAAGCAATATATCGTTTTTACGGCAGACAAATACAAGATGGGTAAGTTCGGATCAGGATATATCCGTACAACTAATAAAGCATTCTTACAAGCGGCCATTGAGGTTATAGAAGAAATAGACAGTCATCTTGTTGAAGTTAATGAGAAAAATTGATAGGTAATGAAAATAGAAGATATTGAGAAGAAGTCATTAGAATATGCCAAAACAGCAACCCCATCTTGTGTCTTTGGAGATTTTGATAAGTACGCAATAGCTGATGCTTTCGAGCATGGTGCAAACTGGCGGATAAATTCAGTGTGGCATGAGGTAAGTGAAGAACCCGAAAGGAATAGAATATATCTTGCTCAACTTGGAGACTGTGCCTTTGATACCTTTTATGATTCCGAAAATTGGGTAAAATTTTCACGTGGAGTTAACATGCAACGTTGGGCATATGCAGAAGACTTGTTACCAAATAAACAGGAGGAATAGCAATGAGAAAAACGATATTAGATGCCTGTTGTGGGGGAAAGATGTTCTACTTCGACAAACATGACGAAAGAGTTCTTTTTCAAGACATTCGAAAGGTCTCTACTCATTTATGCGATGGTAGATCATTTGAAGTAAATCCCGACATACAAGCCGACTTTACAAATATGCCCTATGAGGATAAATCTTTTTCAATGGTAGTTTTCGATCCGCCTCATTTGAAATGTTCAGGTTCAAAAAAAGAAGCTAACGGTTGGCAAATGGTTAAATACGGTAATCTTGGGAAAGATTGGCGCGATATGCTGGCAAAGGGATTTAAAGAATGTTTTAGAGTCCTGAAACCCGGAGGATTTTTGATTTTCAAATGGAACGAGACCGACATCAAAGTGTCGGAAGTTCTCAAACTCACACCTGAAAAACCAATATTCGGGCATATATCCGGCAAACGTTCTAATACACATTGGATTTGTTTCATGAAAGATTTTATAAAACCGATTGGCAATGAATAAGCATTCAGCGAAAAGGATAAGTAAGGGACATTATATTTATCGTGGATACAAAGTTTATTGTATCGGCTATTATCCACCTGAAAATCGTATAGTATGGGAAGCCGTAGACCATGACGGAAGCGGTTTTGCACACTCATTTTCATTACGTGATACAAAAATGTTGATTGATATAGACTTAAAAAGAAAAGAATATGACAGTACAAGAATTGATTGACGAACTTATGAAAGTAAAGGACAAAAGTAAGCCTCTTTATTCTGCTGAATTTGAAGAAGAATATGACTTTCCCGTTCAAGTCGAAATAAAGGAAATGAAAAAGTATATTAGAGTAGAAACCTACGAAGAATAGTTAAAGAAAAAGAGTATGACCAAAAAAATTATGTTCTCAGATAAGTATGGTTTGACACAAGCCGTACTTGAAGGAAGAAAGACTCAGACAAGGCGGATAATGAATCCACAACCGGAGGACTGTTCTACGGTACATCGTTGGTATAAATCAGCATATTGGAAGGACAAACCCATGAGTTTGGTTGTCAACGAAGATGGTAGTGTTTATTGTGAGTTCTGTGGTTATGGAGCAAAGCTGGAAGGTGGTAGCATATTCCGACTCCCGTATAAAGTAGGTGAAATCGTAGCCGTCGCTCAAAGCTACAATTCCTTTTACAATGATGAGTGCAATCCTAATTTATTCCCAAACGGTGCAGGCTGGACAAATAAAATGTATGTGAAGCCGGAGCTAATGCCACGCCAAATCCGCATAACCAATGTACGTGTTGAACGGTTACAAGATATTTCAGATGAAGATTGTTTGAAAGAGGGAATAATAAAGGGGCAATGTGGTAGTGCAGATACTCATTTTATGGACGCATACTATGTTCCAAATGATATACAACCTTATTGTACGCCGCAAGATGCCTACGAAATTCTAATTGATAAAGTAAGCGGTAAAGGCACATGGGAGAACAACCCCTATGTATTTGTTTATGATTTTGAATTGGTAAAGTGAAATTATGGAAGTAGATAAAATAGAGGCATTTGATTATATGCTACAACTTTTTGAGGAGTGGCGGGATAATCATGAAACGATTAAGGGCAAGCCGTTTCCTAAACTTACAGCCATGAAGCTGCTGTTTTTGGCTGCTGCTCCTAAGGAAGAAGGAGGCGATGACCTTTTAGACATATTCGATAATTTCTATGCTGTGCCATATGGCCCGGTGGAGAGTGATGTATATAATGCAATGTGCGAAGATAAACTTCCTTCGTTTTCGGTTAAATATCGTAGTATTGAACCAAGAGAAGGTGCGGAACCATATAACGCAAAAAGATATAATGACAAATTTTATCACAGAGTAAGAAATGCGGTAAATGACCTGAGAGAGAAAAATGAAAAATTGGTATTACTAAATGCCTTTGAACTAGTAGAGATTACTCATAGATGGTCTAGTTGGGATCGGGCGATGGATTTTGCTGAATTTATGGGGCAAATGAGTGCCAAGATGTCTATTGATTCTATTAGGGATTCAAGCAAGATATTCGATTTAAAATGAAATATGATTATGAAAGGAAAACAAGTATTGTCAATCAAACAAATGAAGCGCTTACAGGAACTTGGTTTGGATACGAGTGATGCAAGTATGCACTATCAGTTTTTACCCACTGCTAATGCTATTATCAACGGAACAGAGGAACTTGAAGAAGAACCTTGTTTTTTTATAAGCCAGCCAAACATGAACCATGAATACCCGGCTTACTCCTTACAGGATATTCTTGACAAGTTGCCACACTATTTGAGTCCATTCCCATCTCAACAAATAGGATTTATGTGGTTGATTGAAAGAGATACCATAGCATATCGCAATGTTGAGGATATTAATGATTCTTTAAAGCATTTTACTGACGATTCATTAATTGATGCAGCCTACGAGATGCTATGCTGGCTAATCGAAAACGGATATATAAAAACAAATATAGAAACGAAATGAAAGGGAATGCCTGTACATTCCCATAGAAAGAGAAATCACGCACTTTTCTTATCGCTCACCAAGAACGGAAAGTATTTAGACCTTTTAGGGTAAATCTTTTTACCGTTCTTGATGATATAACGGAAGAATATGCGGATTTTCCCACTTTCATTTTGAACTTGATCTTTCACATTAACACCTCCTTTCCGTTTTGCCTGCCGACCTGTATCGACAAGCTATAAGTTGCACCCTGTCAAGTGCAACTAAAAAAAGCCCAAAGTTACAGGACATTGGGCTTAATGTCTTTCTCACACGAGAATGGACAAGATGATGGCGAATGACAGTTCGCCGGATCGGAGGTGTTAATGTTCCGAATCAAGTTCGATGCAAATCGACTTCGATATTTAGTTATCAAATATCAAATTAACTCTTTTAATAGTTTAGTTAACATTGTTGTATTATGAGTAAAAAGAAAATCTACATCTCCCTACCCATTACCGGCAGGGACTTCGATGAAGTGGAAAGTGAAATACTATACGTTTTGGGAGTCCTCGAAATGAAAGGATACCGTGTCGTCACACCGATAGACTTCGATGTAAACCCCGATTTGGACAAACCCTATCATGAACTTCTGGGAAACGATATAAAGGCTCTTATGGAATGCGATGAGGTATGCCTTTGCCCCGGTTGGGAAAAATCCAAAGGCTGCCAGTTAGAACATTTCGTGGCCCAACTATGGGATAAGGAGATAATAGAATTTGAACGATTAAAATACAGTAAGATATGGAAGAAAAGAAATTGAATTTTAAACCCTTTGACCTCGAAGCAGCCAAAGCTGGCAAGCCAGTATGTACTCGTGATGGTAGAAAGGCAAGGATTATTTGCTTTGACGCAAAATGTAATAAACCAATTGTTGCTTTAATATACGATTGTAATAAAGAAACTGTTTTGCAATATCTTGAAAATGGTAGATTTTTTGTCGACCAGATTGATAAATACGACCTCATGATGTTCCCCCAGAAGAAAGAGGGGTGGGTGAATGTATATAAATCATATAATGTAGGAAAGAAAATCCCTTGCATGGCAAGTATTTACCCGACCAAAGAGGAAGCAAAAAAATCTTCCGTAGTAGGATTTGACTATGTTGATACCGTTAAAATCGAGTGGGAGGAGTAAATATGAAGAAATTTTTATTGCTTTTATTAGTATCGCTTATACTAACAAGCTGCTATACAAATGGAGACTGTACAACTGCTGTAAAGGAAGCATACCCCGATAATGAGATATACCGGGTAGATGTAAATAGATTCATACTTATTGATTCCATAGGAATATGGTATGTGAATGCAAATATGGGTATAAAAGAACCATATACAGAAAAACAATTAGTTAAACTTTGGAATAATCATGGACATTGAAATATTGAAAGAGGAGTACAGCCGGAAGATGGAGAAGGCTCTGAGAAGGGGTGACTTCGCTCTGTTTGACAACTTACGAAGTCAATACGACCGACTACTGCAAACCCGAGAGCAAGTCACGGCAAAAACAATCACCGACACCATGAGCAAAGAGGACAAAGAGAAATGTAATCGCCTCCTGAGAAAAATCCCAGTGTTGGCGGACATTGCAGAATCCTCCGCCGTCGATTTGCTCTCACTCCTGAAAAAATACGACGGCACTGTTACCCTTCCTATGCTGGAAGAACTGCGGTCGTTCAACCACATCGCCCGTGACCTGCGATCCATCATAGACCGTGTAGGCGACGAATCTTTTGCCATTTCCTTTGGAGATACATGTGACAGGGTGAACGAAAAAATCGAAAGCATATTTGATGAAAATTAGGAGTAAAATATGAGTTATAAAAAATTATTTGAAACATGATTGAGAGTATATACAAGTCATATCCTTTCTGCGAAAATTGGGAGAAGAAACATTGCAAGAGTGTCATTGAGGAAGCCTATCAGTGGGGTGAACAACTCAAAAAGAAAAATATTAAGCAAAAAATTAATACAAGAATAAACATGATGAGATTTTATAATGGGACGAAGCAGGATATAAACGGAAATTGTAAAGTTACCAAAAGTTAAACTCTTGATTATGAGCAAAATAAGGTTGTAAATATTTTGTTAACTCACTGATAATGAGTATCTTTACAATACTAAAACAAACAACATTACTAACAATTAAAAGACAAGAACGATGAAAGTAACAGAAATAATGGTAGGTTTGAGATACAGAATTTCGGGTGATTTACAAAATGGGAATTATGTAACGCACGATGATGTAGTGCGAAAAATAACACGTATTACCGATACACATGTGATATGCGAATGTGGTCGCAGATTTATAATTAATAGTAATCTAAATATTGAAAAATTCTAAGTTTAACCGACAGGGCGAAAGCCCTATATAACACATAAGAGCAATGAACACATTTGATTTTTATCAGGACCGCAAAGTAACATGTTGGGAGCGTACTCAGTTTTCTATCGAAGCAGAAAGTTATAAAGAAGCGTTAGAAATAATAAAATCATGGGGAGGTGAAGATGTACTTTGTTTTGAAGATGACAAGCAGATAATGGTTACAGACGGAGAAACTTTATATGAAACATCAGAGGCTATTTCTCCTATTGATAACGGAGGTAGACCAACTATAGAAGTATTTGATAGTACAGGTAGCAAAATTACTGATAATGTCATGAAAACACGATTATGAAAGTATATAACTCAAATGGTATATTGGTAGCAGAAGGCTACTTGGTGTCCAATCCTAATTTTGTCCCCAAAGGTGAATACAAAGAAACAGAATTGGACAGATACAAGCGTAGTGTTGATTTTCGGATAACGAACTGTGGTAACAGGTATGAAATCATCTTCAATAAGCCTGTTGTTCTCAAAGAGACACGCTCTATCAAGCGCATAAGCAGCAAAAACAGTTACGCATACCTTGTTACAGAAAAAGCCTTAGAAAGCCTGAAAAAGCAATATACTCACGCTTGCGATTTCTAATCTTATTATCATAAAAAGTTTATTTACAAATTAAATTATCATACAATGGACAAACAAATAGCATCTGTTTATGAAACATACGACTACGATAAGTTTCATATCATGGAAAAAGGGAATAGGGAAATTGACCATTACAAGAAGATTGCAACTCAAATGAATGAGCAATTCCTATTTACAGTTATTATTGTGAATGAAAAATTTGAAATAATAGATGGGCAAAACCGTTTTCTTGCATCAAAGGAACTACATAAACCTATAAGATACATCATAGTAGAAGGATACGGCGTTGAGCAGGTGCGTATGTATAATATGGAAGCTCGGAATTGGCAAAAAAAAGACTTTGTTAAATCCTATGCAGATGAAGGTAAAAAAGAGTATGTGAAGATAATGGAGTTTCAAAAAAGGTATCCAGATTTCCCAATCTCTATATGCGAATTTTTCTTGCGAATGTCTTTGACTTGTGATTATGATAAAAAGAGACACCTAAACCATAGTGCCATACGAAGAGGTCTTTTTGTTATAAAAGATTTTGAAACCTCATGCAAACTAGCAGATATGGTAATGGCTTATAAACCCTTTTGTGAAAACCAGAGTTCACCAATATACAGGAGAAGGGAGTTTGTAGCAGCTATTATAAAGCTATATCGATGTGAAGACTTTGACAATGAGCTCGTATTAAAGAAAATAAAACTCAATCCCCGTGCTTTCACTCCATGTGTAAATTCCGATGATTATATCAGAATGATCGAAGATATAGTGAATTTCAGAAGTAGGAATAAGGTGAGATTTAATGTATATTCAAAATAGCAATAAAGGCAGTAAATATCGCTGATTCTCTCACAGTAGAGTTTAAGAAATATATTTCATTTCTTAAATCTTGCTACCTGAAAGGAGTGTCAGCGATATTACTGTATCTGTATCAAATTTGCCGCTCAACGGAGAATGCTGGAAAACACTAAAACAGGCGAATATAGTAAATTAAACAAATTTAGTCTTAAAAGTATATGAAATTCATACACTTTTGCTATTTTTGAAAAAAAATCGTATGAAGTAATACGAAACATGCCTATGGACGAAATAACCGCTATATTAAACAGTGCCCGACCCGTTGATAATATTATCAATGACTTAAAAAGAAAATCCGTTTGTGTTCCTTCATGGGAATTTCTTATTAAAGCGTATGAACCATCATTCCATGAAATAGCCAAAGATACTATAACACGAAAAGATAAAATACGCAAAGACGGGACAAAAGAAGAAGCATCACGCATTTACATTGGCCTTGAAAAGCTACTTACAAAGCGTATGACTGAGTTCATGTTTGCCATTCCTGTAAAACGTATCTACCACAACACAGAAGGATTTGAAGTCCGCCAACAGATAGCAAAGGCTATAGAGGCAATTTACAAGTATGCCCGAATCGATACAGAAAATATTAAACGTGCAAATGCGTATTTCGCCTCATGCGAAATTTTCACAATTTGGTACGTAGTAGAAAAGCCCAATACATTATATGGTTTTAATAGTAAGTATAAGCTAAAATGCAAGACATACTCGCCAATGGAGGGAGTAAAACTATATCCATTGATCGACGAGCTTGACGATATGCTTGCAATGTCCTTTGAATACACCAAAAAGGTAAAGGACGAAGAAATTACTTATTTTGAGACATACACATCGGACAAACATTATAAATGGAAACAAAATGGTAAAGGTTGGGAACCTGTCGGTACTGTTGAACAAATACGATTAATGAAAATACCCGGTGCATACGCATTTAGACCTGTACCTATATACCACGGATTAACTCGTATTCGAAAAGAATTGGAATATACACTTTCTCGTAACTCCGACGTGATTGCCTATAATTCAGCACCAATTTTGAAAATAGCCGGAGGTATAAAAGGTGGAGAAGATAAGGGAGAAAGCCGTAGAGTTTACCGTGTGGAATATAATGGAGACGTATCGTATGTATCATGGTCGCAATCTATCGAAGCATTGAAGTATCACGTGGAAACCCTGCTTAAACTCTATTGGATGCAATCGCAGATGCCGGACGTTTCTTTTGACAACATGAAGTCTTTGGGGAACATAGGTTACGATGCCAGACAAATGCTTTTGACTGACGCCCACTTAAAGGTTGGAGACGAAAGCGGCTCATGGATTGAGCTTTTCGAACGTGAGGCAAGTGTCATCAAAGAATTTTTGAAGCACATGAACACATCATGGGCAAGCGAAATTGATAATATAGAGATTGAACATATCATTACCCCCTTCATACAACAAGATGAAGATGCCACAGCAGATCGCTTATTGAAACTTAATGGCGGAAAACCAGTCATGTCTCAGCTTGAATCTATCCAACAGGCAGGTTATAGCAATGACGCGCAGGCTACATTGGAACAGATACGGCAAGAGGAGACTATCACTTCACAAAGCAGGGTCGACAATATATTCGGAGAGTCAGCAATTTAAATACTGAAACATTATGAGAAAAAGAATATCAATGTGGCTAATTAAGTTATCTTATAAAATCAATCCACAAGAAAGATTGAGCAATATTGAAAGTGTTGATAACTACGAAGCAAGGAAACTTGGCGTCTGCCTTGTCCTGACTAAAAAAGAAATCAAGGATTACCGAAAGAAGAATAAAGTTGACGAAGGGTGGTCCAACCGTAAGGCTGTTGAAATGCTTGTCTGTGAAACCAAGAATGAGATACGCAAGTCAATCATCAACTCCATCAATCAAAAAGATTTGATTGAATATACAGTCTGCAAGGTTGGGGACGAGATCCATGTGAGAGGTGAAATCAAAGTGTACATCAAGAAAGAACAGTAAAATGAAAGTTCCAGTTGATAATATGACTTTCGCTGAAAGTTAATACCACCGTGGAGATAAAATTTGGACAGCCCAAACACTCTATGACTTTGCAAAAGTAAAAGAATACCCTATACTTGATATGCCCTTATGGAATATTGACTTGACAGCAGAGCCGTTTGAGTGTAATCAACTTCATAGTTTTATATTTCAGTGCAAACGGGTGAATCAATGTTCTCTTGAATATCCTATTATTCTTGATGATGTAGGACAAATCGCCGATGGATACCACCGCTTATGTAAAGCAATACTAGAGGGTAAAGAAACAATTAAAGCTATTCGTTTATTGGAAATGCCAGCACCTGACAGGGTTGAAAATAAATAATACGCAATGGCAAAGCCAAAAACTCCAAATCAGAAACGCAAGTACGGCGAGCTGAATAAACGGCTCGCCAAATACGTCATGCTTGTGGAATCCATATACGAGGATTTGAATTTAGAGGCGGCTAAAATAGTCGGAATTACCGATTTTACCATTGATAGTGATAGGCCGTTTATGTGGTCGGATTATCCCCAAACAAGAAAACGGATAAGAGACTTACAAGAAAGGTTCGTTGAGGACATCGGAGCCGTAATATATAGTGGCACTTCTGAAGAATGGAAAAACAGCAACGAAGTTCAAGATCTTCTTGCCAACAAAGTATTGCAAACTTATGGCGCAACCATAGGAAAGGAGAAATACGAAATCCTATACCAGCCCAATAATGATGCATTGAAAGCGTTTCAGCAACGTAAGGATAAAGGATTTACCATATCAGATAAGTTGTGGAATCAATCGACTCTGTATAAACAGGAACTTGAAGAAGCCATATCATGTGCCATTCAGAAAGGTACGAGTGCAATTACATTAAGTAAGCAAATCTCCAAATATCTGCTCGATTTTCCGCAACTACAAAAAGATTACAAGGAAAGGTTCGGAAAAGCTTCACGGGCAATGGATTGCGAGTATCGTTCTATCCGTTTGGCTGCTTCCGAAATCAATATGGCATACCGCCAAGCAGAAAACCTACGCTGGCAACAGATGGACTTCGTGGTGGGATATGAAATCAAATTAAGCAACAACCATACTTGCAACGGAAATCCTTTCCAAGACATTTGCGATATACTAGCCGGGAAGTACCCGAAAGACTTCCAATGGACCAGTTGGCATCCCCTTTGCCGGTGTTACAAGATACCCATTCTAAAAACCGAAGAAGAATTTTGGGAATGGGACGGTCGGAATGAAGCCACGACAGCAAGCGTGAACGAAGTTAAAGACGTACCGGACGCTTTCAAAAAGTGGATAAACGAAAATATACAGCGAGCAAAGAGTTGGGACAGCGCACCTTATTTTATTCGTGATAATGATAAATATATTCGTGAGGACTTTAAGGTAAATGTTTATAACAAGACAGAGAAAACCTTTGTTCGAAAGCGCAGGACAAATCTTGCTATGAGCCGTGTAGAGTATTACAACAAGATCTATCCGCATATTCCCGAAGTGCAGCAGGCTGCGGTCAATGCCTATACCCAAGCCATCTCCTCTGGCAACAAGTGGGCTACCAGTCGTGAAATTAACCGCCGTTTACGCAATGGAACGGAAGATGAATATGTGGACGTGGCAAGCCGTCTGATAAGTCAAGCCTTATCAAGGCTCCCCAAATATGAAGGTGTTGTTTATCGTGGAGAGACCATGAGCATAAAGAAACTTCAAGAACGGTTCCTTGACCATATCGGCGATGTAGTGTCCGATAAGGGTTTCATTTCGTCCAGCCTTTACATGGATACACCTATGAAGTTCATATCACATGCCGGAATACCCAAGAGTCACAAGCGTGTAATCTTTGAGATACAAAGCAAAAACGGACGCAATATCAGCAAAATATCAGAATTTAATGGTATATTTACACTTGAAAATCAACATGAAATTCTGTTTGACAAAGGAACTAAGTTCTTGGTTAAGAAACGTAGGATAGAAGGAGATGGCACTTATAGAATAATACTTGTAGAGCAATGAAGAAGAAATATAAAATAATCGGCGAAACGGAAAAAACCGTTACTTTTATCTATGGCGGTACAGAATGCTGCTATGCCAAATCCTGTTATTCTTCTATCGAGGAAGTAATTAAAGAGATTGATGAGGAAAGGAAACAAGAAAAAGAAGTAATCAAGCATATCGAAGCCCAGCGTGCTACTATGACACCCGAAGAACGCACCGGCTGGGACGAGGCCGACCGTGCCGTGTTTGAGCGTTGGCAAGATGAAGCCAATACTAATATGTACCTTGACGGCATTATCGATGAAGATGAAGACCCAGATTTCAATCCATTCAGGAAAGACGATAAATAGTGGCAACCATGAAGCAAATCAAACTATCAAAACAGGAGAAGCAAGTGTTGCGTTTAATCAGCAGCGGGATTGTCTGCCCAAACACTTATCCGCACCATATATTCATTTCGTGCGTAGACTCGTTGGAAAGATTAGGTCTTGTCAAAGGTCTATGGAACGAGGGGCATGAACTTGAAGATGTCCGCATAACGAAATATGGAAAAATTTATCTTGCCACCAATCCTAACTTGCGCAATCCCATAGACTGGAAATGGATTATAACTACCGTCATCGCAGTAGCAAGTGCCATATTCGGCGCTATGGCCTTGTTTGTGGCTTGCTCGATAAAATACGGATAATTCCTTTGATTTAAAGAATTGATGTTTGTACAACTCTAATTTGGCATTTGTTTACACACGTCTATTTTGAGGCATATAAAAAGCGGTGAGATTAATTTTTCATCGCTTTCTTTTCACCTTTTCTGTTACAACTTTTGGGGGCACTTCATTATTTGTGAAGATATGGGGATTTTACTTTAAACTGAATTTCGCCTTACGATTCACTGCCTTAGGAAATCGTATAATAGCCCTCAAAGGTTAATAATATTGAATTATGTATGAAATTCATATACTTTCAAGATTCCATGCTCTAATTTTGTGCCCAATAATTAGCATTACCTCGTAAAATTCAATACTTTTGTAATGCTACAAGTTGATGAACTTAATCATCTCGCAGGGCAAGCGGTTAATTTGCTCAATAGAAAGTTGGGCTTTTTTTATGCCTATACTTTTACATATTGGCGGCCTCCTATACGTAAGTAAAGATTAGCCTTTCGAGGTGAAGTCCATTAACTTGTAGCAGCGTATATGGCGGCCGCTTTTTGCTGCCTATCATACAACTTAATGCTACAAGTTTATGGCAGCCCAAATTCAAGTCCTAAAACAAACAGAATTGCTTGGACACCAATTCACAGTTTACGGAACAGCAGAAAATCCCATGTTCCTTGCAAGAGAGATTGCAGAATGCATCGATTACGACAAAACAAGCCTTAACAAATTGGTTGCATCTGTAGATGATGATGAAAAGGGTCGGAACATTATTCCGACCCCCGGTGGAAACCAACAAGTTTGGTTCCTAACCGAAGGTGGTTTATACGAAGTCCTTATGCAAAGCCGCAAGCCAATAGCCAAACAATTCAAGAAAGGGGTCAAACAAATCCTTCACGAAGTACGTACCACAGGCGGCTACATTTCCACCAAGCAAGAAGACACACCAGAAGAAATCATGGCACGTGCGCTAACCATTGCACAAGCCACTCTTGCCAAAAGAGAAGAACGATTAAAGCAGCTCGAAGTCGAAAATGCCCAAAAACAAATTATCATCGAGAGAAAAGACGAGGAAATATCCATAAAGGACGATACTATAAAGATCCTCGCCCCCAAAGGTAAATGTTACGATGAAATCATGTCGAGTGAAGGACTTGTGACGACAAACATGATAGCAGCATTCTTAGGTGTATCGGCTATAAAGCTGAACAAACTACTATGTGAATGGGGAGTTCAATACAGACAATCTTCTGTTTACTTCCTCACGGCCAAATACCGCAGTAAAGGATTTACCAAACATGTCCCCTACCCTTATATGGATAACGGAGTACAGAAATCAAGAGAACACATGTATTGGACCGAATCAGGCAGAAAGTTTGTCATTGAATTGTTCAATACCAAACTCTCGGCATAATATCAGCTATAAACATAAAGTTATTATAAATCCAAAGGGGCGGTTTATCCGCTCCGGGGTTACCCTACCCTAATAGGGTGCTTTTATATGTTTGTTAAATTATAGACGGGGCAGCCGCTTGTGAAAGTAAGCTATCCCACCGGTAGCGGACGTGTCCGGGAGGATTCCCGCTATTCCGAACATCGTTAAACAATAAACTTTTTTTTATATGGAAACAACCGAATTAAAACAAGATGAGCAGATAGTAGAAGTAATCGAACATCGTAGCGTCGATACCATGCGTAACGCAGTCATCAGTGGACAGACAAGGGAGTTATTAATCATGTTGGCAGGATTGCGGGATATAGAGAACTCTTTTTGCAACTGGAAAAACAAGTACGGAATTGTATCAGATAATGATACAGATCACTTTATACAACTAACAACCCAATGCGGAACCTTGATACAGGAAAGTATCATTAAGTCTATAAATGACAATTTAGGCCGATTGGATTTTAAGGCGATATGAAACGAAATATTTTAAGCATTAATATAAAGATACCGATGTTTATAATATATCGGATCCCGATTTCCTGAACGTCTCCCTCTCCGAGCTTTCATGCCGGGTGGAGTAAGACGAACGGCAAGCCGAGAGAGAAATTTTTCTAAAATAGAATAAAAACAGATACGATTGTTTGCTAATTTGGAAACAAATTATTATCTTTGTAAATATAACAAGAAACGATATGGACGGGCATACGATAACCATAATACTAAGCGATGAGGCGAACAGTTTTGTAAGGCAGCAGCCATTCAAGGCACAGCAGAAGATAGCGTATAATATTCGTAGAGTGCAGAGTGGTCTAATAGAAAAGGACGTTTTCAAGAAATTGGAAAACTCTGATATATGGGAGTTACGGACGCTTTTCAACGGAATTTGTTACCGTCTGTTTGCTTTCTGGGACACCAAGAAAGGGGCTTTGGTAGTGGTTACTCACGGGATAGTGAAAAAGACGCAGAAAACCCCTAAAAAGGAGATAGAAAAGGCAGAGAGAATAAGGAAAGAATATTTTAATGATAAAAAGTAACAGATATGGCAAAGATGAATTTCACACCAGCAGACAAATTGATAGATGATGTATGGGGAAAGGTGGGCACTCCCGAAAGGGACGCTATGGAAGCTCAACTCAAAGATGATTTGCAGGCTTATTACATTGGAGAGGCTATCAAGGCAGAAAGGCTCAAACAGAACCTCACACAGGAGGAATTAGGCAAAAAAGTAGGCGTGAAACGCTCTCAAATTTGTAAGTTGGAGAGCGGTAAAAGTTCTATAACCCTTTCCACGATGAGTAGAGTATTCCAAGCTTTGGGAATTACAACGGCCACCCTTGATTTGGGAATAGGCGGAAAGGTTGCTTTGTGGTAAGAATATAAAGCAGGATCCATAACGAGGAGGACGCAAAACGCCCTCCTTTTTTGTCTCCTTATACTTTAAATTTAGGTCGTGATTAGGTAATAAATAAACTTAAACGAGTTACAAATGAAATCATTGCTTCATTCATAATCTTTAATTCAAATCCAGACAATACTATCCTACAATCGAGAGATACCGGCTTAAAGATTCTATTTCAGCCCGTATAACGACCTTTTGGAAATCTGCCGGATTGTTCTCCGTATGAGAAGCTTCCAGTGCCTTGTAATAGCTTATTTTGTCCTCGTTGCTGCCTTTGAGATTTACCAGCGTATAACCGTTGCGGAGTAAGTATAGATTCATCAGAAGCCTAGATGTGCGCCCGTTCCCGTCTATAAACGGGTGTATGCGTACCAACTCATCATGAAGGTAAGCCGCAATGAGCACCGGGTGAATGCCTTGCTTCTCCATTCCGGTAAACCTCGTCATAAAAGCCTCCATTTGTGGCTGTATCAAATACGGCTGTGGAGGGACATGTGTACTTCCCGAAATCATAACAGGCACGCCCCGATAACGTCCGGCATTCTCTCTGTCTATGCCATGTAGCACAATAGCGTGTATTTCCTTGATTGTGCGCTCCGATATTTCCATACCTCCCTTTGCAAAGTCCTTTATGTAGTCTATCGCTTCAACGTGGTTAATCGCTTCAAGGTGTTCCCGCATTGACTTTCCGGCGATAGTAACCCCTTCGTTCACTACTAACTCCGTTTCTTGCAGTGTGAGCGTATTTCCCTCGATCCGGTTGCTTTCATAGGTGTATTCAATGGCAAACGCATTCTCTATCTTTTGCAGGGCATCCGGTGGTAATGGGCGCAGCCCCAACAAACGGGCTTTCAACGTGTCGCATTGAAGTAATAGCTTTGTTATTTCCTCGTTCATAGCTTAATCTTTTGACTCAATTACCTTTAACTTCGCTCCACATTTAGGACACGTCAATACAGTAGTATCGATATTGGGGCGTACTTCTTCTGGTGATACAAACAATTCCCATATATCAACTCCTAAATTAGAAGCAATTGAAGTAAGAACTTTAATTGAAGGATTCCCTGATATATGTTGGTTCAATGCACTTTGGCTAACTCCCATTCTTTCGGCTAACTCTTTTGTAGTTATACCTTTTTGCTCAATAATATCTCTTATTCTCATATCCTAAAAGTTATTTCTGTTACAAAAGTCGTTTTTTTATTAGTATATGCAAGCTATATCTTGTATAAATAAAGTTAAATACAAGATAAATCTTGCTCAAACCATTGTAAATACAAGATATAACTTGTATCTTTATATCATAAAACTAAAACAAAGATATGAAAACGAAAATCAACAAATCGCAACTCTTCAAAATGGCATGGTCAATGTATAAACGCTCTATCTCGGTTCTCGGCCGTGAGTTCTGCCAGTCGTTCAGTGCTTGTTTGAGGAACGCATGGTTTAAGATGAAAGCGGAAGCCCGCAAGGCAGAAAAAGAGGCTCGCCGGTTAATGAAAAAGTCGGGACCCGCACAAAAGCCCGAATCGATTGTATTCGACTCAGCAATGGAAAGAGGTATAATAGAGTATTACAGAAACCAAAGCGGGCGTTATTGCGGAGATTGATACACCAAATACACGTGCTCTTCCAAAACAACAAGAGCGGTGGCCCGGCTATATCACTGTGGAAACAAAAGCCGGGTCACTTTAATAAAAACCAATAGATTAAACCTATTGTCCGTGATACTCCATTTCATTCATATTTCATTTCAAGTTACCAAAAGTTAAACTCCTGATTATGAGCAAAATAAGGCTGTAAATATTTGGATAACTCACTGATAATGAGTATCTTTACAATACTAAAACAAACCAATATTACTAACAATTAAAAGATAAGAGATATGAAAGCAAGTAAATCTTTAGAGACGAGAATAAAAGAAGTTATCACTAATAACAACGGTGAATGCCCATTGAAAAACGCTGTAACAATTAAATCCAGACAATACGTAGGATTTAATTACGACACCAATGAACACGAATATGTAATGTTATATTGGTCGATAAAAGAAGTTGTTAGATGCGGCAAAAGAGGTGTTGTTTATGTTTCAGACGGTATTAATCAATGGCGACCATCAGAGCTTTCAGAATCTGAATGTGAAGCTATAATGAAAGAAATAGCATAAGTTTAATCAGCAGGACTTTTTCCCTGCAAATACATAAGAGCAATGAACACATATTACAAATTTGCGCCAAACGTATTTTTGGCAAAGTGCGAAGAAAAGCACGAAAGAGGTGAGGAAATTCTAGTTACAACCAAGTATGGAAAAGAGAATGAAAGTATCGTTTTTAATCTGATATTTGAGCGTGACGGATTCTATTATTACTCCATCGTAAGGGCTGACGGATTCAACGTACAAGAATGGGCAAAACGTAGAGCCGAACGTAGACGTGAATGGTCTGTATCAGCAAATAAAAAAAGTCATGAATATTTCGAAAAGTCAAATAAGGACAGAGATTTTCTTTCACTTGGAGAACCTATTAAAATAGGACATCATAGCGAAAGACGACACAGAAAAGCAATAGCGGATGCTTGGAGAAACATGGGTAAAAGCGTTGAATTTAGCGACAAAGCAACAGAACATGAAAGAGAAGCCGAATACTGGGACAAGCGTGCTACAACCATCAACCTATCTATGCCGGAAAGTATTGACTTTTATGCGCACAAGCTGGAAGAAGCCAAAGAATATCATGAAGGTGTAAAGTCAGGCAAATATCCTCGTGAACACTCCTACACTCTTACTTATGCCAAAAAAGCAGTAAATGAAGCTCAAAAGAATTATGATCTTGCAGTAAAATTATGGGGTGGGTAATAAGTGATGAATAATCATTGTTAAATCTGACGGATAAAAATCGTATGCTGTCATCGATATTTTACAATCATTGGATAATGAGAAAACTTTCTGTTTGTATCTTGACAAGGACGATTTAAGGAATGAGTTAGAAGATATGATTAAACGATTCATTAAACGGACAGAAAAGAAAATCAACGAAAATCTATAAATCATCAATTATGACACAAAAAGAAGCATTAAAACAATTAGAAAAGTACTGTCATGCTAATCGAATGCATCTAACCGCTTCGTCATTCTCTTATGGGTATTATGCGTTCGTAATACACGACGAATCATTTACCGGGGATAGAGTAATAGAAGGGGGCATTCCATGTCACAGGATAAGCGGGTATCTGAAACCCACAGAATTGTTGATATGGATTGATGGGTATCATGCAGGATTGCAAAATTCAAAACTAAATAAAGGGGATATAGAATGAAATACAAATTCAGAATAATCGAAACCTACTCGAAGGTAGTGGAGGTAGAAGCATAAAACATGGATTCCGCTCATGAGAAAGTAGAAGAAATGATAAACACAGAAGAAATCGCCCTTACTGACGATGATTTTGAAGACATCGAAATTTACCCTTATGGAAACCAAAACAAGTAAAGCTATATCCCTACTCCACTCCGGCTATTTGAAAGAAGCATTAGCTATATTCTCTACTTTTCGAGTTGGTTTCTCCAAAGAAGAACGTAGAACATTGAAGATAGCACATGAATGCCTATCCGGTAATTCTGTTTTCTATCGACAACTCGGAATTGATACCAGCGCAGAGGTGGAGAAAAGCAAGTCAATTTTGATTGCTAAATACCTGTAAATCAAAAAAGTTAAACAAAGTTTAAGCGCATGAAATAAAAGACATAACTCATTGGTATTCAATATATTATTTATATCTTTACATGTCAAAAATAACAAATTAATCAATAAGAGCAATGAGAACAGCAACATTGAAAGAGCCATATAAAGGCTATAGAAACATAATTCTAATCGAATATTGGCCGAACATACATAAATGGGAAGTCGAGATTTGTGGAAGTGGTAAACATATTTTTGTATATGAAGAAGAATTTGAGGAGGATTAAGCCATGACATACGAAGATTTGAAAGAAGAAGATGTTAATAAGATGCGGAATCTTAATCGCAAGAATCACTACTGTCTATCTTGCAAAGAATTGGAATCACTTGCCAAGAAACATCAAAACCATCGCAAAATTGGTGATGAATATACCTGTTTACTTATAGAATATCGATTAACTGATATAAATTTCCATACCGAAGCGTCATTGTTACACGCTGGAGAATATGAAAAAGTCATAGAAATAATAAAAACGTGGTAGTTTAGACAATTTTAGCACTAAAAGTGCATGAATTTCATATACTTTTTATATATTTACACCGTAAAAAGAACAAAAAAATGAAGATTTTTACATCGTATTTCGGTAATATCCGAAAACTGAAAGAGGCGGAAGTTAATATGATTTGCGTAGCAATCGGAAAACCCAGATTTATAGCTGGTATTCCACAAATGCTGAATGTTTGCCCGACTCGTTATATGGTAAGTGGACCTTGTTCCCACGATGAATACCTAAAACTTTACGACAGAATATTGGCAAGCCAAGATGCGAACCAAGTCGTGAAACAAATTGAAATGTTAAGCGGAGGAAAAGACGTTGCTCTTTGTTGCTACGAAAAACCGGGTGATTTCTGCCATCGCCATATTTTGGCAAAATGGATCACAGAAAATACTGGTATTGAAATCACAGAATTTGGAGTTGTTGAGAAGAAAGAGCCCAATTATGAACAAGCGAGTTTGTTTTGAAAATAATGCCAACCATCAATAGCGTTTGATGGGATGCTGTCAGATTTGCCAAGCAAGCGGTGGTTTGACAGCATTGGTTTGGTTGAATGGCGAAGTGATTAACGCAACGGTCTGCAAAACCGTTATTCGTGGGTTTGAATCCCACTTCAACCTCAGAGATAAGAAATAACGACCAAAGTACAAGGAAGGGCAGTGAAAATTCTGATAAACGGTTTGCAGGCTGCCCATATTGCGGAAATAGCTCATCGGCAGAGCGTTGGCATTCCAGCCAAAGAGTGGGGTTCGATTCCCTGTTTCCGCTCAACCCTTATAGTAGCGATAAGCAAAAGCAAGAACATTAAAGCTTGTGCAGTTTACGGGGTGATAGTAATTGCTATCTGACACGACTGAAAGAAGCCGAAGAATTGCATAAGTGTTCTTGCAAGTAGCTTGGATTTGTGTTTAGTCCTGTCGGGAATACGCTTGGCAGACTTAGCACAAAATGTATATGAAGTTATATACAACTTAAATATATGGACGAAAAAACGATAACAAATCCTTTAAATCAAGGACAAGAGAACTCTAATGATCCTATCAAAATTACAGTGTTAGGGTGTGGTAATGTAGGTGTAGCCATAGCAGCAGATTTATCTATTGGCGGACACGACGTTTCTTTGATTAAAACCTCCCACTCGAAAGAATCAGTTTTTTACAAAATCCGTCAGAACAATAACCGTGTATTGCTGAAAGAGAACTGTAGTTATAGAACTGCTGTAATCAATGAAGTATCTCATGACATTAGCAAAGTAACAAAAGCTGATGTCGTCATTGTGACAATTCAAAGTACCTATCACGAAAATCTTATCGAGAGAATAAGCAAGTTTCTCAACGGGAGCCAGATTGTAATTTGCATTTGCAGTTATATGTCATCTTTCTACTTCAAAAAGCACTGTTCTTCAATGCCAGTCATAGTGGAAACTGCTGGCCCATATCTTGAAGGACGAATAGAAGAAGATGATGTCCCCGGAGAAGTCGTATTCCGGGTTGGGTGCAGGCTTACAAGAAGCCCATTGTCTATCTTCCAAAAAGAAATAGCAGGGGAGTGTATGGATAGAATCCGTCAACTATATAAAGGTTTCAGCAACGAATACTCAGTATTGGAATCCGCATTACTCAACCCTAATATGGTTTTGCATACCGTTGGATCCATAATGAGCATTCCAAGAATAGAATACAGCAAGGGAAACTTCTGTATGTATAGGGAAGCATACGCCCGTGGTAATGATGCGACCTTTAAGGTTATGCTGGATTTGGATAAAGAGAAACGCAAGGTTTTAGAACGATTAGGTTGTAATCCTATCGATATTTTTGTCGCAGGAGGTTTTCTCGGTGACCCTATAAAGAGTTTTTACGAATACTCTGAATCCAAAGATAGGGCGATAAGTCCTACTTCAGTGCGTTCAAGATACATCACGGAAGATGTTTCACAAGGTCTTATCCTGTTGGAAAGCATTGCCAAAAGAATAGGCGTAGACGTTCCCATTACAACATCTCTCATCAATATTTCAAGTGTAGCTTTAGGAGAAGATTTTAGAGAAAACGGAAGAACTATCCAGAGATTAGGTTGCGAAAAGTATATAGAAGAACTTTGCGAAACAAGATATGGATATTAGCACAGACATAAAAACACGTACATTTGGTGTCGAGATTGAGATGTGTAATCTTGATCGTAGTAAAGTGTCATTGCCAACAGGATATTCATGGAGTAAGGATGAGGATATTGTTAACACAGACGGGACGTGTAATAAGAGATTTGGTGGCGAAATTAATACTCCACCGCTAAGACTTTGCTTGAAAGATTTGCACGAATTGAAAAGTGTATATGAATCTATGGTAAATGCAGGAGGTGTAATCAAATGGAGCGTCTATACACATGTCCATATCTATGCTGGGGATTTGTCGGTGGAGCAATTAAAAAATATCTTTCTTTTCTTTTATGTATGCTATCCGTTCATCAAAAAGTATGCGAATATCTCAGAATGGGACGAAATGGTTTTCAATCTCATGCCGATTCCTACTGAAAAATATTATAATGGTGTTTTGCAATCAAAAACATTTGACGACATAAGAGAATTATTTACTAACAATTCAAAGAAAGGTTTTATCCGTCACGCAATTAACATATCATCATATTTTAAGACTAAGACTATAGAGTTTCGCACCTATCATGCTACAACAGATTTTTATATGGCGATGAATTGCGTTTACTCTACGTATAGAATGTTTTATTATGCCATAAATCATACGTTGAATGACTTTCAATTACTACATACCTACGAGGAGTTCAAAAAAGTTACCGGACTGAAATACGAAACACCTAAGGAGCTTATTCCGCTACTCTATCAAGGCAACCCATACAATGCGATAGAAACGTTTCAAACAAGACCGATAGCATTCAATTCCAAACAGGCTTCGGCTCTATATGAGGCAATGAAAGAACATGGGCACAAAGAGGTATGCATAGTAAACAGCTTTTTATATAACTATGAGTTGTTTTTCATGGATAAAATGGATGTGTCTATTTTTAGTCAAGACCCATATTGCCATTTGCTGTATTTGCTATCCAATGGAAAAATGTCGCTGACGTATAACAACAGTCTGGAATGGCTGGAGCAGTTCAACAACAAGACACCATCAAGGCAGCTTGCGTTGGCTCTGTATGCAAAGGGCTTGCAGAAGTTCTGTATGAGCCAGTCTGCAAGGAACGATGCTATTCTCGATGCGATAAAGTATAAGGCAAAAGAGTCCATTGAATACACGGAGAAGTCAAGTGAGAGGCTTATGTCGCTGCTTACTACCTGTGAATACCATCGAGGCTCTCTTCAAGAAGCAATTGATGGAAAGAAAGTCATCTATTTTAACTATGGTAAGGATAAGTTCTTAAAGAGGGCGTTCAAGCTGATACGGGAAAACAGTGATATGGAATCGGACATTCCCGTTATAAGGAATGACTATTACGAATTGGTGGAAAGGTTGCCAAAAGACACTTGGTTTTACTTCATCAGCAATAGTCCATACCTTAGTAATATGCACAAAGTTGCTATCTTCAATTCTTCAGGAGGCGAAAGGTGGTCGGCTGGTCGTTATCTTTATTGCAACAAACCTTGCATAAACAGTCAGTCAAACACTTCATACTCATCCAGTATTGATACCGTTGATGAGATAGTTCCGCCTGATGATTTGGGTATAGATAACCCGGATGCTCTAAGGATATTGAAGGTAAAACCGGGTTACTTGAAAGGATTGCAGAAGAAGTATGTCAAGAAAGTGGATTCTGTAAGTTCATCCACATATCCTTTTGTAGTCATGTACGGCAAGTACACGCTGGGTGGTTTTGGATTCACGTTACCACAACACAATGGGTATGATCTGTTTCAACTTACTGATTTTTGCACGAATAATGCAATTCCTAAACTTAGTAAGTTTATTTTGTACTGCATACAAACAAAAGAAGTACAAAGAATATTGAGCCGCTCTATGCACAAGTTAGTGGAGAAGGTTATCAGCTGTGCTTATACCCACAAACCGGTAAGTATGAAATATCGGGGTGTTTATACAAAAGTGAAAGAGCATTGCACATCATCATATCTTGCTTATAGCGGGCAACTTGGTGTGTATTCAAGCTATAAGGAAGTAATAGAAAAATACCATAAGCTATTAGAAAATGGACAACGAAAATAGATGGAAATACGATCAGGTGGCCATCAGCCTTATAGATGAGGCGGAAATGAACGCCAACGAAATGACTGGAGAGGATTTTGCCGCCCTATGCGATAATATTGGCAAATCCGGATTGAGTAGCGTCCCGTGTTGTTACAAAAAACAATACGGAAGATTTGTGATGATAAGCGGGCATCACAGATTGAGGGCTTGTAAGAAACTGCGTTACTCCAAGATAGGCATTCTTTATTGCGATGAAGATGAGCTTACGAAAGATGAGATTATAGCAATCCAGCTTTCCCATAACTCCTTACATGGAGAAGATAACAGGAATATCTTGAAGAAATTATTTGAACAAATTCAGACCATCGAGTTCAAGAAGTTCGCCCACATCAACATTGACGAAATTACACCGGTTGATACGAACGGTATAGATATATCCGTGATGAAGGAGACTTTCACTTTCTCCATTATCCTTTACCCAAACTCGTTTGATGCACTAGACAGTCTGTTTGGGGACATAAGGGAGCAGGCGAAGAAAAGCGACATCGTATTGATTGCAGACCATGAACCTAATGAGGAGATGCTGCTTAAGTTGCAGAAAGAAATAGGAGACCAATTCAACATCAAGTCTCCTGCAATATGCTTTTCTAAGCTGCTTGATCTAGCAAAGGAACGTTTAACCGAAATACAGAAAGACAATGATTTGGGTAATAGCGAATCGTAAAGAGGAAGACGGCAGCTTTCCCACGTACAAGTATTATAAGAAAGCCTTTGCCGATGGTAAAATAGACATATTTTGTGCGGATAAGGATGATGATTTCTCTTTTCTCACGAAAGAGGATATTGCTTTTATTCGGGCAAGAGACGAGAACATCAATCAACATGTTAGAAAAGCTCAGGAAAGAATCGGATTTGCGTCCACGCTTGAATCTTCGCAGACTAACTATCTTACTCATGATAAGGAAGCTGTTAAATCCGAATTGTACAAATGTGGCATTCCGTTTCCTCTGACAGTTAGTCCCAATGATGTGGAAAGAGGTTTCGCATATTTCGTTAAACCAAAGTTTGGCGAGAATAGCGTCGGAATAGATTCAAACAGTATATGCTTTACTAAGTCGCAGGTCATAAATAAATGTCTATTTCTTCACAAACAAGGCATAGAACCGATGATAGAACGTTACATTGACGGGAGTGATATAACCACTTCTGTAATATACTCAAAGAAAGATAGCTCTTTAAAGACATACTCTGCTTTTACGAATGCCAATAACACGGATGGCATACAAACGGATGAAACAAAGCGAAATTACAGCTTCAGTGCATCTGCCTGCAAAGATGAATTACTTGACAGAATTGCGAAGAAAGTGTTTAAAGCGGTAGGTGCTAAACATTACCTTAGGATAGATTTCAGAATGTCCAACCAAGTACCATATGTGATAGATATTAATATGATTCCCGGACTTTCTCCCAATGGATATATGGCTAAGTGCATGAAAGAGCATGGCATAGAGTACAATGATTTTATACGAATGGTCGTAAACAGTGCGTTCTAACTGATAATTAAAAACAAATAGAAATAAGCAAATTCAACATTTAAAAACTGTGATATGGCACGATACAAGAAAATCCCGTATGAAAAGGTCGCTGAGGTTTATACTAAGAAAGCTGGTAATATATCATCTACGTGTACTTCTCTCGGCATAGACCGAAACACATTTACCGCATGGCGTAAAAAGTACCCTAAATTGAATCAACTACTGTCAGATGTTGATGAGAGTTTAATCGATTTTTCTGAAAGCAAATTGCTTGAACAGATTAACGCAGGCAACCTTACGGCCATCATATTCCATCTCAAGACAAAAGGCAAAAAACGTGGCTATGTGGAAAGCGTTGAGCAAAACGTGAATGTCAATCCATTTGAGAAACTGATGCAAGAATTGCCTGATGATGAGGAATGAGCCATGTACGCAAGGACATACGCTACTTAAAGTCATGGATAGAAGACTGGAATAGGTTTTGCCGTGATGTTTTGAAGGTTCGTTTAGACAGCGAGCAGCAATCTATCATATCCTCTGTCCAGCACAATCCTATGACAGCTGTTGCATCAGGTACAGCTCGTGGTAAGGACTTCGTTGCAGCATGTGCTGCTATGTGTTTTATGTACCTCACTCCACGTTGGAAAGATGGCAAATTATCCAAGAATACAAAAATTGCCATGACTGCACCAACAGCAAGGCAGGTATATAACATCATGATGCCTGAAATCTCACGACTATTTAGAAATGCAGAATTTTTACCCGGTCGACTTCTATCTGCCGGAATAAGGACTAATTATGAAGAATGGTTCCTGACGGGGTTTAAGGCTGGTGATGACAATACTGAAGCATGGTCTGGGTTCCACGCTGTGAATACAATGTTCGTCGTTACTGAAGCATCGGGTATTTCAGAAGCAACATATAATGCTATTGAAGGTAACTTACAGGGAAATTCCCGTTTCCTCATCGTGTTTAATCCTAACATACCTACGGGTTATGCCGCACGAGCCATGAAATCCAATCGATTTGCGAAATTCCGGTTAAACTCACTCAATGCAGAGAATGTAGTCAAAAGGAAATTAGTCATTCCCGGTCAAGTAGATTATGAATGGGTAAAAGATAAAGTGATAAATTGGTGTTCTCCCATTCAGAAGGCAGATTTTAATGAAGGAGAAGGTGATTTTAAGTGGGAAGATGGTCTATACCGACCTAATGACCTTTTTCGTGTCAAGGTACTTGGTATGTTTCCAAAAGTCTCCGAAGATGTACTTATTCCGTATGAATGGATAGAGATTGCAAATGATAATTGGAATCGTTTACAAGAAGAAGGTTTTACACCGTCTAAATCATGTAAGATTGGTTCTGATGTTGCTGGTATGGGTCGAGATGAAAGTGTACTTTGCCCTCGATACGGAAACTATGTCCCTAAATTTGAAGTTCACCAATCTGCTGGAAAAGCGGATCACATGCATGTCGCAGGAATGCACATCATATATCTTTCTGACAAAAAATCCAAAGCGTACATCGATACAATAGGAGAAGGAGCTGGAGTATATTCCCGACTGGAAGAACTCGGATATAGGAATGTTTATTCTTGCAAGTATTCCGAGAGTGCAAAAGGCTTGCATGACCTTACCGGACAATATGAATTTGCCAATATGCGAGCTTACTGCTATTGGTCTTTACGTGATTGGCTTAACCCTAAGAACGGTTTTGGGGCGGCTATTCCCCCTTGTGACAAACTCATGGAGGAAGCAACCGAAACACACTGGAAGTTCCAAAGCGATGGACGGATTATAATTGAACCGAAAGAAGAAATCAAGAAACGTATCAAACGTTCGCCAGACTATATGGATGCACTTGCTAATACATTTTATCCATTTGACTATGATTTTATTAGTGACGAAGAATTACTAAAAGACTTTTTATGATCGCTATAAACCTCTATCTTTGCATCGAAGACTGTCTTATTATTTATTAATAATTGCAGTTTTCATTGCTCTTATGTACGCCGGCTTGTGAAAGTCGGCGTTTTTGATATTACAATATCCAAGTTACTAAAAGTTAAACTCTTGATTATGAGCAAAATAAGGCTGTAAATATTTGGATAACTCACTGATAATGAGTATCTTTACAGTACTAAAACAAATCAATATTACTAACAATTAAAAGACAAAGAGCAATGAGTACTGTAGACAAATCAAAAATTAAAGCATTTTTCTCTGACATCGAAAAAATGCTTACGGTAAATGGCGATTACATTTTAGTAGATGATAATATGGAGCTTCAAAGCTGGTGTATTTACACCGTAAAGAATGGTAAGCTCTATGATAACATATCTTTCGATATGGAGCCAAGAGCCTATAATAAAGATGATTTTAATGATCTTAAAGATTATTCAGAGGGTATGCAATTCGCTTTACTTACTAAACAATTTGAATCTTATTATCCTGATTAACAAGTAAAATAAGAGTAATGAAACATTCAGAAGAACAAATAAAAGAAATAATGTTAGCCTTATACGAACAACTTGGCAGACATAGATTTGTAGTTATGACAGGATCAAAATTTACTGGTTACATGGAGAATGAATCTGGTGACCTAGAGCAGGTTATTAAATTGAGCAAAAATAAATCTGGCGCAGATAAATTAATTATTACTTATGAAGAAGGTAAGGATACTTATTCTATGAGATTCATCAAATCCCCGAAATTAAACAAAAAGACTTTTTCTTTTTCCGAGGCCAAAGAGGTCTTCTTTTTGAGTGATATTTATGCTGAACAGTTGCAAGAAGTGTTTACACAAGTGACAGGCTTATATACTCATCTTTAAACATAAAATCGATGAAAGCAAACAATCCTAACTACAAATTCGAAATAGCATAAAATACATAAGAGCAATGAAAAAGAAAGCAGTAGAATACAGCATAACAGCAAAAAAACAAGATTTTGAGGTTGTCAAAGTTTATTCTTCTATAGACTCTGCTAATTTCGCAAGAAAGTTCTATCATGAAGATATTCTTATTTACGAAAGTGCATTCATTATATTGATGAACAAAGCCTGCAATATAACCGGGTATGCTAAAATCTCTCAAGGAGGAATATGCAGCGCATTAGCTGACAAAAGATTGATTGCCAAATATGCTATTGATACCCTCTCTACTAATGTCATATTCGTTCATAATCACCCAAGCGGTAACAAAAACCCTAGTAATGAGGATATAAAAATGACTCACTCCCTTAAAAATCTATTAGATATATTTGATATAAAATTATTAGACAGTATTATTCTAACTGAAAATGATTATCTTTCAATGAACGATGAATGCCTTATATAGTATCTCAGCTGCAACCTCACACGCAATTTTCAGATTCACTGATGAAACAATCTTTGCCATTCTCAATAGAATAACTGGATAATAACGCAAATTCACTTCCACTTGCCTTTGGTTACTTGATGATAAATCTCTCATTCCCAGCCATCTTGTTTTTGTCTTGCTTTGTCTTATTCTTTATTAACCTCTTTTCTTAAAAAAAAATAAAACTCGATCAATATTTTATTGAAAAGTGTATGAAATTCATATACTTTACTGTATATTTGCAAAAAGCGTATGAAGATGTACGCCACCCGACTTGTCGTAAACACCTGTTTGTCCGTTTAGGCGGAGGCACATCTGAAAGAAGATGCGAATAGTCTGCTGGCTACATTGCTACGCAGACTATTTTTTTGTTTAAACCTAAATGAAATGAACAGACAACAGCAAGTTTTCGTAAGGTTGAAACTTAAAGCGAAGGCGTTAGGGTTCAACGCAAAGGAATTGAAGGGTATCGCCGCCAAGATTGCCGATAACCTGAAATCCGCAGAAGATGCCTCAGAAGAGGATGTAAACGCAGAAATCGACGAGCAGATAGAAGCGGTTCTCCCTTACCTCACTTTCGGCCAGTCGCAAGCCAACCGTTTGCTTGACGAATGGAAGAAAAAACACCCCGAATCAGAAGAAGATGATGATGACGACGTTGACGATGACACGTCAAAAGGCGGCTCTCGTCCAGCTGGTTCAAACAAGAAAAATCCCAACAACAAAGGAAATGAACAAGACGAAGAACCCGCATGGTTTAAGTCTTTCAGAGAGCAACAGGAAGCCCGTTTTGCAGCATTGGAAGGTGAAAAAGTTTCTAACTTGCGTAAAGCCAAACTTGAAGCCCTGCTGAAAGACACTGGAACATTCGGTTCACGTACCTTGAAAAGCTTCTCTAAGATGAACTTTGAAAGTGACGACGATTTCGAGGAGTTCTATTCAGATGTTGAGGAAGACCTGAAGAATTACAATCAAGAGCGTGCAGATGCAGGTTTGGCAACATTGGCAACCCCTCCTGCTGCCGGAAGTAAAGGTTCGGGTAAACAAGACGAAGTATTAACCGACAAAGAAGTTGAAGATTTAGTCAACACTTTCTAAGTCAAAAAAGAAATTGTAACAATGGGTGCAACAGCAAATTTATCAAGCGAAATGGAAGTTCTCAATGCCGGAATGGATTCTGTCGTAATCCGGCATTATGTAGCTGGCATTATCGGAGGTCGTACTCTTGACGTATCAAATTATAACCTTCCGGTTATTAAAGCCGGGCACGTTGTTATTCGTGATCCGTCAACAGACACGTACAAACCTATGCCCGTAAAATCATCTGGCGATGGATACGACTCACTTCCCGGTTCTCATGAATATGTAGGAGTAGTTGTATGTACAAAACCAACTAGTGAACCATTGGTTGGTATTATGTATAGTGGCGAAGTCAATGATTTGGCGAGTCCATACCCCATAGACGACATAAAAGCGACTATGAAAACGGCATTGCCAACTCTTGTATTCTTACACGATTAATGTAGAAAGGAGGTAAAAAATGAAAGAATCACTATTTATTGAATACATCAGAAAGATTTTCCCGAAACTTCAAACCATCATCGAGAGAATCAATGGTAAGCGAGGCAATCAGCTTACATATCTTCACAAGACAATGCTTCGCAAAGAATATTCCGCAGACCAAAAGTGGGAAAGTGCATCAGTTAACACAACTTATGTTGCGGCCGACATGGTAGCAATGGACTCACCTCTCCCTCCCAAGATGAGAGACTCCATTGCTCACGCAAATGGTACATTGCCAAAGGTCGGAATGAAAAAAATTCTTCGTGAGACTCAGATCAACACAATCAACATCATGAAAGCTCAAGGAGCTGCGTTCACTAATATAGCTAACAAGCTAACCAACGATGCGGTAGCTTGCTCTGTTGGTATCGATGAAAAGAACGAAGCAAACTTTTTAACTGCTTTATCTGATGGAGTTGTAATCGTTGAAGATGAAAACAATACAGGAACTGGATTGCGCATAAATTTCAACTATTTACCGCAAAATAGCTTTGGTGTAGAAACAGCTGGAACTATTTCTTCTGATGACATAAAGCGTGTTATTGCAAAAGCTGACGCAGATGGTAACTCAATTACAACGATAGCAATCTCGTTATCGACTTACAATAAAATGAGACAAGAACAATGGGCAAAAGAATTGGTTGCCAACTATCGAGGTCAGACATTCGACAGCAACACTAAGTTACCTGTTCCTACTGCTACATTGTTTGACGAAGCATTTGCCGATGACAACAACGGAATTACATTCTTAAAGATTGACCGTACAGTCATTTCTGAGAAAAATGGTAAACGCATTCCGTACAAACCGTGGAATGCGAACAAACTAATATTCCTTACTACACAAGAAGTTGGCGCATTGGTTTGGGGCACACTTGCAGAAGTTACTAATCCCGTAGCAGGAGTAATTTATTCCACGGTAGATGAATACAAACTTATCAGCAAGTATTCTAAAAATGATCCTTTGCAGGAATTTACAAGTGGTCAAGCATTAGTTCTCCCTGTTATTGAAAACGTAGACCAAATCTACTCTCTTGACATCTCAGAGGCTCAAACGATTGACACTACCGAAGAGGGAAAAGATTCTACCGATAAGAACATCACCATTTGGGGACAAGCTTACATAAAAGCAAACTTCGTCGCAGAGTTCAATAAAATAACCGGTAAAAACTTATCGACGACTATTCCAGACGATAAGTTAATTGCTGCTGTAAACAAATTGAATGATGCCGATGAAGCTAAGCTCAAAAAAGCTGTTGAATCATATAAAACAACAAATGGAGATAGTTAAGCCATGAAGACAATTCAGCAAGCTCTTATAGACGAAATACATTACCCTATTCCAGAAGGTTTTGTAGAGAATGTGATGATAAAACGCAAACTCAATCCAGTTGGTGATTGCGATTCAGATACAATGAACTCAAAGGAGTATATGGGAGCTTTGGCTGATTGTCTTTGGTCTTTAGTTCAGGCTATCAATTTTTCTGAAGCAGACAAGTCTTTCGGTTCTTTATCAGATAAAGACAAAGAACGTATTCTGTTACGTGTTAACTCAATCTATAATGCCATTGGTGAACCTTCGGTAGAGTTGGAGGCAAAGCCAATGGTATATATAGGTGACTGCCTTTTGTAATATGTCAGTAATAAGACTATATCCACACAGATTGCAGTACCTCGTATCAAAAGATGGTTACGAGGATAGCAATGGTGATTATCATGAAGGAGAAACTAACTGGGAAGGCTGTATTGAATGCGACGCAGTTCCTGCTGGTAAAGCCTCTGAAAAAGAGTTTGACGATGGTATTGTAAGAAGCTATTCATATACAGTTTATCTACGTGCAAATTGTCGAACATTCATGATCGGTGACAGGATTAAGATACATCTGCTTGAAGGAATTGAAAGGGAGTTTAGTGTGAAAGGTTTCCATCGCTACCAGAAACAATGTAAACTATGGGTATAAGAATGACCACCAAGCTAAGCGAAGTGCATGACATGCTCATGAGAGAAGCAGAGCGTGTCGATCGTCTTACTATTCGTGCTTTATCCAAACTTGGCGAACAATGCGTTACAAAAATTCGTGATAGAGCAGGTGATAAAAGTTGGTACGACCAAACAGGCAACTTGCGTAGTTCGGTTGGATATGTGATTGCTCATAATAAGAACATCATTCAATACTCAACTTTCAACCAAGTGAATCAAGGTTCAGAAGGTGTAAAAACAGGTAAAGACTTAGCGAAAGAACTTGCTAAAAGATATTCTAATAACTATGTACTTATCGTAGTCGCCGGAATGAACTATGCTGAATTTGTAGAAGCGATGGATAATAAAGACGTACTTGCATCAACCGAACTTTGGGCAAGAGAACAAGTTCCATTGATGCTTGAAAAACTTAAAAGACAGATTGCGAAATAATGAAATCCGATATTGAAATAGCTAAGTTCGTTTATCACAAAATTAAAGGTACAGAACTCGAACGTAATGTCTCCGGTAAATTGAGTGACAGAGGAAGGCCCAACAAATCTGATAAAGAAGATATAGTCATATCTGTTCTTGCAAATGAAGGTTGCGGGCAAATACAACGAGCCTATGTGAATGTCAATATATATGTCAAAGACTTATGGGACTCTGAAACCAAAACATGGGAAAAAGATTCAATCCGAATTCGTGAATTATGCGAACTATCGAAGTTTTTATTCTCTATACGAAAAGACGAATATCATACGGTTCCATCACAATGCAGTCAAAAAACTGATTCAACAGGAGTTTCATTTGAAGACGGACATACAGAGCATTTCATTAATAACAAACTGTACATAGAGATAAATAACGAATAAATTTTTAATATAAATTAGGTATATCATGGCAGTAATAGGATGGGGTAAGCCCCGTGTATTTATAAAAGATTTGGATGCTTCTGCTCCTAAATGGGAGGAATTACCTACCCCTGTGGAAGATTCTACACAGTTGACAACAACAAAAGGAGATAAACAAGAAGCAAAAATCGAAGGAGGCGAAAATGAGGATGTAAAGTATGGAAAGAATACCTATGCTTTGGCATTGAACATTCGTGCCGCAAAAGGACGTAAGCGTCCTGTAAGTGATAGCGATGGTGTTGTTGCACACAATTATGCTGTTGTTGTTCAACCGGAAGACCCAGAAGTTCAAGGTTTCTGCATGGAGAAAACGACAGTTTCCGTTGAAGACACTTTTACTTCTGCTGACGGTGGTGTTTGGGCATACACTTTTGATGCGTTGAAAGCAGCCGCCGATAAAAAACAAATTCAGTGGGGTAAAATCATCGTGACGGAATCCGGTGGAAACATCAGTAAAATTGAATGCGATCCTGAAGATGAGTCTGGAGACGGTGATAAATTCGAAGTAGCTCCTAATCCAAGTGGTGGTGGATAATTCAATAGGTTGTAGATAGAGCCAAACGTGGGGGCTTCGTACCCACGTGTTCTGCGTATCTAGTGTAACGGTAGCACATATACACTCCATGTATAAAGTTGTGGTTCGACCCCACAGTTGCGCTCAATATAATTTATTTTGCATGGACAAAGAAGGGAAAATAATAGAAATGGATATTGCAGATACTATCATGGAAAGACCTTATGAGTTCCATATAGGAGAAATGCAATTCTACTTATACCCTGCCACATTGGGTAAAATATACCTTTTATCACGTCTTACCGAAAATTTAGAAATAAATAAAGACTTCCTTTCTATAAATCCATATATGGAAGCATTACGATTATGCGATTCCAAAAGAGATATTATATGCAAAATATTGTCTTACCATACATTCGATAAAAAGGAAGAATTATTCAATAGCCACCTAATAAATGAAAGACGAAAGCTATTTGAAGACAACCTATCGAATGAAGAACTTGCTCAACTATTCATAATAGTGTTATCAAAGGATAACATTGACCAGTTTATTCAACACTTTAAGATTGATATTGAGAAAAAAGAACAAGAAAAAATATCAAGAATCAAGAAAAAGAAGTGTAACACTATAACTTTTGGAGGTAAAAGTATTTATGGTACTTTGATAGATATAGCCTGCGAACGCTATGGCTGGACTATGGACTATGTTGTATGGGGTATTAGTTATGCCAACCTGCATATGTTACTTAATGATTACATAACATCTATATACCTTACTGACGACGAGATAAAAAAATATCATATATCTACGGACCGAACATTTATAAACGGGGACGATCCTAAAAATATGGATAAAATAAAAGGCATGAAGTGGGACTAAAAATAATATTAATCCCCTTATCCATATCCAACGTTATTAAGCATTCTTCTATAAATTTATTTTAATGCATC